GGAGTCCAGCGGCGCGTCCATATCCACAAAGCCGCCGCCGGAGACTTCCGCCACTTCCTCATACACGTTCCACAGGGCGTGGGAGGCTTCCTCAAAGGGAATCACGTCAAGGACGGGCGTCTCCTCGGTCAGCCAGTCCACCTGCTTGGGCTGCTTTTTGGCGTAGGCCGCCGAAATCTCGCGCAGTGTTCCGGTAATGCTCATGAAATGTGCTCCTTTCGCACGTCTGTTGGGGCTTGGCCCCCGTGTTCATCGGCCCGGAAGCGTCTCCGGGCCGCCCCGGTCAGCCGCCGAAGACCTCTTCGGCGAAGAACCGTTCCGTGGACATGGTGGGGCGGCGGCCCTGCGGACCACCATTGCCCGCCGCCCATGTGTCCTCCGTGAAGGCCATTCCCACGCTGTGGAACAGGCGCACCATGGCGGCATTGTCGCCAAAGGCGTCAAGCACGCCGCGCGCCTCGTCCTGCGTCAGGCCCGCCTGCTCGGCAACGCGCCCAAATCCGCGCCGCGCTACGTCAAGGTTTCTGTCCGTCTGCTCGCCCCACAGCTGGCGCAGCTGCTGGCCTGTCTGCTCGCGGCGCGCTCCGGCCATGGCCTCGTCGCCCTCGGCAAACTGCGACACAAGAGCGTTGTAGCGGTCGGCCAGGCCCTGCGCCTGCTGGGGCGACAGGCCAAGCTCGTGGGCGGACGCGCGGAACCAATCCACAAAGGTCCCGTCCGCCTCTACGCCTTCGGGCATATCCAGTTCGTAGCCCTCCGGGGCTTCGGGCACGCCCACCATCTTGCGCAGCTGGGCATCAAAGGCGGCCTGCTCCTCATCGGTGGCGTCCTCGCTGGGCGGCGTCAGACCAATGGTCTTGCGCCCCACCAGAGAACGCGCATGCAGAAGCGAGCGCGCCATATCCGCCGGGGACTTGAACTCCCGCAGGCTCGGATGCTCGCGCAGGGGCACGTTGTGGCCGTCCACATCAATGGCGGCGTCCTCGGGAATGACATCCTCTATCCAGTGAGCCGGTGTGGAAGGTGTCTCAATGCCGTTTCCGGTCTCGGGGGCGGGGGAGGCTTCCATATTCATGGTCCATCAGCTCCTTTCGCAGCAGTGTCCTGTGCGGTTTCAAGAAATTCGAGAAGTTGAAAAAGCGTCATGCGGCCGTAGCGGAAGGCCACCTGTTCGCCGCTGTGCCAGTCCGTTGGCGCTCCGGTGGGCGCCATAAAGCAGTGGGTGCGCAGCACCTCCCGCAAGACGCGGCCCGAGGGCGTCCCAAGCGCCGCGCGTACGTGCGCGGCAATGTCCTGTTCCGTCATGCCGTCCAGGGTCATGTGGCGTCCTCCATACCCGTGAGCAGCGCCTTGGCCGGGCTGCCCTCCTCAGGCGCGCTGGCAAGGTCCGGAAAGACCTTCGCGGCCTCGCGCAGTTCCGAGAGTTGCTCCTTCATGGCGAGCTTGGCGGTGTTTTCGTCGCGCTCTCGCCGCACCCGGCGCACCGCCGCGCGGGAGCGGATGCCCCGCTGCGGAAAGCCCCGGCTTTCCATGAGCCGCCGCAGGTTCTCGTCGTGGTCGAAGTTATCCAGCACCTCGGGCGCAACCGCGGCCAGCTGTCCGGCATCCGCGTAGGTTTGCAGCACGGTCTGGGCGCGGCCTTCCTTCTGGGCCAGCATCAGCGGGCTGACGTACTCCGCGTGCAGCCGCCGTCCCACAAGTTCCGGGGGCGGGGGCGGCAGTTCACCGCGCCGCTCCAAGAGCCTGTGGAGCCTGTCGAACAACCTGCCGAAGTTCTCCTGCTGCTGATTGACGAGCAGCGGCCCCAGCAGGAACATGCGCTCGCTGGCAAGCTCCGCCACCTCCCGCGCGGTGGGCGTGGCCCCGGCGCTGCTGCGGGAGCGGATGGTCAGGAACAGGTCCACAAAGAACGCCGCGTCGATGTCCTTTCGCGTGGCCTGCATGAGTTCCCACGAAAAGCGCGGCTCGCCGCCAACGGACAGTGGGCCAAAGTCCGCAAGGCTGTTGCCCTCGGCGCGGCGGTAATAGTTCATGGCCCGCGGCTCAAAGGAGAAGCGGCCCACGAACCCGTCATCCGGCACCAGATAGGGCGGAGCAACGGCCAGCTGACCAGCCTCAAGGATGAGGCGCTTCATCTCGTTGAGCATCTTCACGTCGGCAAGGGCTTCCGTGCCCGGACTGGTGGAATAGGCGGTGCCCGGCAGGCGGTGGTAGCGGGCGACGATGTAGGGCAATTCCTCATAGCCGCCGGTGGACACGATGTTCCGGGAGCCAAGCTCCATATAGACTGACGCAAAGGGCAGCGCCCCGCCTGCGTTGCCCGGCGCTCCCCCCCCACGCGGAAACACCGCATGCAGGAAGTCAAACCGCTCGCCCTGCCGCCGCACCTCCTGCGCCGCGCGGCGCACGGTGTCCGGCATATTCTCCAGCCCCCAGCGCGACGCCGCATCCCGCGCAGGAAGGGTGAAGCGGCGGAACACCGTATCCACCACGCCCTGCGCATTTTCCTCAATGAACACCTCCGACAGGGGCAGCGCCTTAAAGCGCACCCCGCCGTCTGCGCCCTCGTCCAAATACATGCACTGCCAGCCGAAGAGACCGGACTGGTGGTAGGCCAGCGCCTGCTCACGGTAGAAGCCGCCCTCGGCAAGCGCCGCGTAAAAGGCGTCCTCCACATCCTGCAGCCATGTCCGCACGTCCGGACGGTCCGCAACATCTGGGTCGTCCAGTTCCAGCGAAAACCACCGCTGCGCCGGGGAACACGCGCCGGAGAGCATGCCCGCGGCAAAGACGCCCGCCGCGCGCGTTGCCGTGGCGTCCACGATTTCGGGGCGGCGGCGGATTTGCGGCTCACTGCCGGAAAAGCCCGCGTACTCCGGCCCCATAAAGGTGGCGACGTCCTCCCACACGGGATCAAAGGGCTGGCGCGCCTGCCGCGCGGCGTCAAAGCGCCGCAGCACTTCCCGCGCAGTTTCGCGCTGTGCGTCGCCGCGTTCTGGTGCGCTCCGGGACGGGGCGGCCAGCGTGTCGCGTTGTGTCTGCATGCTCACCCCAGCGTGGTCTTGCGCACCCGCGCGGATGAGCTGTCACCCGTTGCGCTGGTGGCGATTGTGGATGCCGAAGCGCGCCTGCGGCGCTCTGCTTCGCGCCGCCGCGCGGCCTCAAGGCGCTTTTGCGCCTCCAGTTCCGCGGTGTCCGGCTCCTCCGGTGGCGGGGGCGGTGGCGGCAGGTCCGGTTTGGACGGTTTGGAAAAAATCACTCCACCCATGCTGCGTTCCTCCTTGTACTGTCGTGGTGATGCCCGCTTCAGCAGGCGTGGGTCTGCATGGCGCTCTGCATGCCGCTTTCGCCAACCTCGGCGTAGCGCTGGCGCATGCCGCCCCCGCGCACGGGGTGGGCAAAAGTCAGAGCCAATGCGTCGGCAAGGTCGGGACTGCGCAGGCCGCGCCGTTTCATGTCGTCCTTGGACTCCAGAACAAGCCGCCCGGAGCTGTCGTAGGAATACGACGGAGCCACGATGTCCGCGTGCAGGGCGTCATCATCGGGAATGTCCGCCTGCGCGGCGTCCCCCAGCCACTGCCGCATCAAGCCCCACATCTCCGCGCGTCTGTTGGCGTAGCGCTCCGGCCTGTTGGCCCGGCTGCCAAAATTCACTGCGCTGACGCGGCCGCTCAGGCCCATCTCGCGCAGGCGGTCCACCACCCCAGCGCCCAGCCCGCCAGCATCCACAAACAGCCGCGCCACGTAGGGGCGTTCACTCTCAAGGATGCGTACGCACTCCCCGGCCACCTGCATGGTGTCGCGCCGCACCAGCCGCCGCTGGCCAAAGGCCAAGCGCCCCTGCCGGAACATTACGCCCGTGGCGTCATTGCCAAAGCGGGCGGGGTCCACGCCGCACACCACGGGGCCGCACCCTGCGGCGTCCGCCTTGCGCGCCCGCATCACCACCTCCGGGGCAATGAACGGCTCCACGCCTGTAAAGCTGAATGCCTCCGCCGCCGTGGCCGGATACTCGCGCCGGAACAGCACCGCATCGCGCAGTTCCGCAATTTTGTTGCGCCGCCAGACGATCTGCTCCATGTCCAGCCCATGGGCGGCGCGGTACTGCTGCTCCTCGTCTGTGGGCATAAAGTCTTCGGGCACCTCGCGGCGGTATTCCGGTTGCCAAAACCACGGGATAAACACCGCCATAAACGGCGACTCCCCAGCCTCGGCCCGCTGCCACTCCTGATGGAAAAAATCGCCCATGCCATTGGCTGTGGACTCCAGCACCACCTCAGTGCCTTCGGCATCGGGCACGGTCTGGAGCATGCCCGCGGCGTGCTCGGCGGCGTTCTTCCAAAACGCCACCTCGGACCCGTGCAGGTACTGGATGGTCTGGGAACGGCCCGCGCCGCGTGCGCCAGCCGTTGCCACGCGGTAGCCGGAATCAAGACGGGGGAACTGCAGTTCACGCGAATTGTCGTGCCCAAGGACGGGGCGGACTGCTGCGGGGCAATGGTCGTAGTAGCGTTTGACCATCCCCAGCAGTCCGCGCGCGGCTTCCATCTCGTGCGCCATAACCAGCGCGTGACAGCCGCGGGCGTGCGTCACCCGCCAAAAATACCGGGCCGCAACATAGGTGGAGCACCCCTGCTGCCGTCCTTTGAGAATCAGCGCCCGCACCCGCCCCGCGCTGCGGCGCTGGTCCTCAAGGCGCGCATGGAGGGTGCGCTGGGCCTTGTTGAGCCGCAGGGGCGTCAGCCCGTCGCTCTTGGTCCGCACCCACAGACACCGCTCTGCGTAGTGCGGAAAGTCAGTTTTCAGGCGTCTGCGTATATTGCGTTCACGTTCCGTCATTCCAGTTCTTCCAGCCGCTGTTCATGTGTGCCGCCGGTCCGTGCCGGGTCGGCCTTGTCCGAAAACATCTGCAAATACTTGCCAAGCAGGCTCAGCGCTCTGTTGGCGTTGGAGGCGTCAAAACGGTACTCGCCGCCCTCAACCGCGCTGCGCCCTGCCGGGGCCGGGGCGGCCTGCATGCACCGCTCCGCCACTTCCTTCAGGCGCGCCGTCACCCACTGCCGCGTCACCGCGTCGTGCATGCGCGCGTCCTCCTGCATGGTGGTCACGGCCTGCGCCACCCCAGAATGCCGCAGCAGACGCTTGCCCGTGGCGGATGCGGTGCGCTCCGCATACCCGGCCTGCACGGCGGCCTGCTCCTCGTCCCCCAGCACGGCGTACGCCGCTGCAAAACGCTCCTGCCGCTTTGTGAGCATTGTTCTCCCTCATTCTTTCGTTTCCTCCGAATTTCCCGCCTGATGGGGTTTTCCATGCCTGCCCCACTTGCACCGCGCCGGAAAATCATCCATACTGAAAGTGCCTGGGACACAGGCGAGATGTGACGATCTTGAGAATGAACACAAGCAGTACGCGACGTCCCCGCCGTTCGGCTTTGCCGTCTCGGGGGGAGCACGCAGGGGGTAGCTCCCCATTACAAAAAAGTGCGTTCTGGATTACGTCATCCGCGGTGCTCCCGGGCTTTTTCATGCCCTCGTCAGCCCGCGCGGACGCTCCGCCTTTTTCCCGCCGTATCAGGCCCTTTCAGCGTTCCTGTTCTCCTGTTAGCACCTTCGTTCGTCGGGGTGGGGCACATGTGCCATGTGGCACCACAAGCCCAAATTTTCCGCAGCGGTATCAACAGCGGCGGCGCGCTCCTCGTCAGCGAGCGTGCACATGCGCTCCTCCGTGCGGAACACGCGCTCGCACACGCGGCAGATTCGGATGCGAAACATCAGGTCATTGCCACAGTGTCTGGTCCGCAGCACCCGGGTCTTTCCTGCACAATCAGGGCAATACATGGCGTCTCTCCTTGCCGCGCTAGTAGGCGCGGGTAATGGTCAAATGAAACGTTTCCTCACCAATGGCCTGCGTCAGCGCCGCCAGCGCCCGGCGTGAAGCCAGCACCCCACGCGCCCCGCCAACACGGCCCACCCGCTCACCGGGCAGAATGCAGCCCGCCGTATCCGGCGCAGTGTTCCCCGCGTGAAAGACAATCCCGGTGCGCCCCGGCACATCCTGCACGGCGTACACATTGCCGAACCGGGCGCTGTGCCGCCTGCGGCACAGGTACTGCCCAACGGGGATGCAGGACCGATTCACCGCATTGGCGCGCTCCGGCGGCTCCAACGTGCAACAGCACAGCCGCTTGTCCACGCGCACAACGCCAAAGGTCCCCTGCGCCGAGGTTTCAAGCCGAATGAGTTCCACCACGGGCGTGCGCCACATTGCGCCGTCATCCCGCTTTGTCATGATGCCTCCCTGTATTCGCGGCGCCTGTTTCACACGCCGCGCGCTGTGTATGACTGTGGCTAGAATCCGCACACCGGATCCGCCCCGGCCGCATCGCCGCCAATGGCGCCACTGGCCCACGGACACGCCGTCATGACATGCTCTGGCAGGGCGTAATTGGCGTCGTCCCCGTCCTCATCCTCCGGCGCCCGCTCCTGCCACAAAACGCTCTGGGCATGGGCGCGGTTGAGGCGGCACACCAACTGCCGCGCGCCGCGCACCCACACCTGCGGGTCCGGCATGGTGCCACCAAAGGCCGCAAACACCTCCGGCACGG